AAAAGAGCGAATTATTTATTTAATCTACAGAATGCAAAGCTACACAGTGATGTTATAATTGTAGAGGGCAGTATTGACGCAATGTTTGTTCATCAAGCAGGCTTCAGTAATGTCGTATCAAGTCTTGGTGCCGCAATCCCTAAAAGTCAGATAAATTTGTTGAAGAAATATTTTGACAAAATTATTATTTTTTCTGACAATGATATGGCTGGAAATGCCATGCGGGATGGTATCATAGAGCAATGCTTAGGAAAAGATATTTCCATAGCAAAAGTTTCGGAAGGGTTGAAAGACCCTGGCGAAATGAATACAGAACAAATACAAAACGCGATAAAATTCGCAAATAAAAATATATAAGGAGACATTATGTCATTTACATCAATCAAAACATTAAAAGACCTTGAAAAGGCAGTAGCAGAGAAAGGAGGAAAAGCAGGAGCGAAGAAGTTCTTTACAGTTACCGCAGGGCAATCGTATAGAATTAGATTCCGTCAAGAGTTAACAGAAGATTCTAAGAATTTTAACTCAGAAATTGGAACAGGAATTACAGTGCCAGTTGTTACTTCGGTAATTAATTGGAAATGGAAAGTTGCATCAACTTCAGGTATGGAGAAATTCAATTACCGTTGTTGGGCAACGGAGCAGTCAGTCGTTGATAAAGCATGGAAGCCAAAACCGCATTTGCTGATCAACATTGCTGTTGAGATGGAGCCAGGTGTTTGGGAGCCAAGAGTCTTGGATACAACATTCAATCAGCGCCATATTGGTCTCACATTGCTTGAATACGCTAAAGAATTTGGGACAATTACCGATAGATATTACAAGTACGCTAGAACAGGCACAGGGGCATCAGACACTAATTATAGTTTGATTCCTTTGGATGCAGCTCCTGAGAACCAAGCAATTAAGGATATGCCGCTTCATCAACTTGATTCGGTTTATAAATTATTGCCATACGAACAACAGGAAGCATTTTTGACTACAGGCGAAGTCAAAGACAGTTGGTAAAATAATCTAGGGATTCGTCCCTTGGTTAGGGTTATTAGCTCAATGGTCAGAGCAGGGTGCTCATAACGCCTTGGTTGTTGGTTCAATTCCAACATAACCCACTATGAAAAAAAATATTGTATTAGATTTAGATGGAGTGATTGCGGATATTGATACGTCAATATTTGACTACTTGCGTTACGATTGCGGAGTAGATGAAGATTATTCAGAATGGCTTACATCTGACACAAAAGACCCGGAGGCTATAAAGTTATTTTCCAATCCAGTTTTTTGGAAGAATATAAAGCCATTTGAGGATGCTTGGCATAAGTGTAATGAGTGGTTCAGTAAGGATATTGACATTTTCATTGTTACAGCAAGGAATAAAGAGGGTGCGGCTACCGCTACTCAAAAATGGCTTGATGAATGGGAAATTGGGCATAACAAAATTTATTTTTCTAATTTTGGCAAGAAGATTGACATCATTAAAGAACTCAATCCAATGTTTGTTGTTGAGGATAATCATAAAGAAATAGAAATTTTAGAAAAATCCGGTATAAAGTGTTATCTTAGAAAAGCATGGTATAATAAAAAATATTGGACAACATTGGATAGCGTAGATTCACTACACGACATTAGATTGGATTAAAAGGTGACAGATTTTGTACACTTACATTGTCATTCAGAGTACTCATTGCTTGATGGGATGTCAACGCCAGACGAAATAGCCAAGATTACCAGCACAAACGGACAAGTTGCCGCAGCTATTACCGATCATGGGACTATGGGAGGCGTACTCAAATTCCAGAATGCTTGCATCAAACACCAAGTTAAACCTTTATTTGGTATTGAGTCGTACTTTGTCCCATCTGTAAGCGCCGATGTTGAGGATAAATCGGAAAGGTTCCATCTAATACTTTTGGCAAAGAATGATGAGGGGTTAAAGAAGTTATTTAAGATTAATGAGATTGCTTGGAATAAGAATTTCTATTATAAGCCTAGAATGGACTTTGACCTACTTGAAGATTTGGTTGATAACGATATAGTTGCTCTTTCAGGGTGCATGGCAAGTGCAATCTCTAAAGCAATTACGTCTGGCAATACAGCAAGGGCTGAAGAATTGTCGGAAAGATTTATTAAGATATTTAAAGATGACTTTTACTACGAAGTACAGGCTTGGAACCCAAAAGAGCTTAATGATGGTATTTTTGATTTGGCTAAAGCTTTCGGGAGAAAGGTTGTTGCTACGGCAGACTGTCATTTCCCATCACATAAGGATAAAGGATGCGAAGAGATTCTATTGATGGTGTCTCAATATACGGGATTGTCTCCAGCCGATCAGCGCTATGCAAAAGACCACGCACATATTGCTAATGATATGTCTTTAGACTTAGTGGCGAAAATCAATAATATGTATCCTAATAGGCATCTTAGGTTTGATGAGATTAATCCGTATGTGGCTCATGTTGATGAGGTGGCTTCGTGGTTTTGTGATGCTGGGTACGATAGGGTTGATATTCTTGAAAATACTTTGGAAGTGGCGGAGAAGTGTACCGCTCGTATACACAAGCATAAGAATTTGCTTCCAAAGTATCTCAAGAATCTTGATTCGGATGATTATCTGGGGGAGATTTGTCGGTTTAAGCTTGATGGTTTTGCTTTTGGCCCTGAGTATCAGGAGCGTTTGTCTGAGGAGCTGGGTATTATTAAACAGCTCGGTTTTGCGGATTATTTTTTGGTTGTTTGGGATTTGGTTAAGTGGGCTGACGCCAATGGTATTGGTCGGGGGACTGGGCGTGGTTCTGTTGGTGGTAGTTTGATGGCGTTTTTGCTTGAGATTACGGATGTTGATCCGATTAAATACAATCTTTTGTTTGCGCGTTTTATAAACCCCGAACGAAATGATTATCCTGATATTGATTTGGATTTTGAAGATAAACGGCGTGAGGAAGTTCGTGAGTATTTGGCGAAGCGTTGGGGTGAGGATAAGGTTGCGGCGATTTCTATTTATGGTGAGTTTAAGCCGAAGTCTGCTGTGAAGGATGTTGCTCGTGTGTTGCAAGTTCCGTTTGCCGAAATTAATGCGATTACTCCGTATTTTGAAACTATTGATGAGTTGAAGAAAACTGATAAGGGCAAGATTTTTACGAAGAAGTATCCTGAGATTACCAATATTGCTGAACGGTTGCAAGACCGTATTCGTAATGCTGGGGTTCATGCTGCTGGTATGGTTGTTTCGGCGTTGCCACTTAACGAGGTTTGTCCTGTTGAGTCCCGAAAGGATTCCCAAGGGTCGGAACGAACGATGGTTTCTGCTTTTGATATGGTTGACGCTGAGGCTGTAGGACTTATTAAAATAGACATTTTGGGCCTAAAGACCGTATCTGTGATTAAAGACTGCTTAGCGAGCATTCAGAAGCGTTACGGGCTAGATGTGAAGCAGGCTTCATTGGGCCTTGATGACCCAAAAGTGTTTGAAAACTTTAATAATATCAATACTGTCGGTGTGTTCCAAACTGATGCTGCTGCCTATCGTAATTTGATTGAGCGTATGGGTATTAGTAATTTCAATGATTTGGTTGTGTCCAATGCTCTTGTTCGTCCTGGCGCTTTGTTATCGCAGGGTCAAAGATATATTGATTGCAAGAAAGGCACTACCAAACCTCGCTATCCTAATGAGATTGTTAAACCTATTTTGGAGGAGACTTTTGGTACTGTTATTTTCCAAGAACAGTTGATGCAAATGGCTGTGTTGTTGGCTGATTTTACTTGGTCAGAGGCCGACTCTTTGAGAAAGATCATTGGTAAGAAAAGAGATGCTGCCGGTTTTGATAAATATAAGAGCAAGTTTGTTAACAATAAGTTTTTGACAACTGCCCAGTCAGAAAAGATTTGGGCTGAGTTTGAAATGTCGGCTTTGTATATGTTTAACAAATCTCACGCTGTTGCTTACTCTATGATGTCGTATCAGACAATGTGGTTGAAAGTTCATTACCCGTTGGAATTTTTGTTAGCGTTGCTCTTCAATGAATCTGCCAGCGATAAAATTACTGCATACCTTATGGAAGCTCAAAGGCTTGGGTTAACGATTTACCCACCAGATATTAATAAGTCTGATGAGTTCTTTTCTATCTCCACACCCGATGAACCATTGGGTATTAGATTTGGGTTAACAAATATTGCAACTTGTGGTGCTGCTGCTATCAAAGAAATATTCAATAAGAGACCATTCCATTCTTTTGAAGAGTTTAGCAATAAATGTAGTAAATCTGCTGTTAAAGCTCCGTTAAGAGAAAACCTTGACAAAGTTGGGGCTTTTGTTTCACTTGGGTATATTTCCCAATACGATCATACAAAATACTTTTTACCAATTTTAGGATTTCCTATTAAGGCTAATGAGCATGTAACTGAGATAGACGAATTTGTTGAGAACGCTTCTGATTTTCACGAAATCAATTCGGGTCTTACTTTAATCAAAGCAGTTGTTAGGTCAACCAAGAAAGCTAATAACTATCTTAGAATAGAATTTGAAGACCACTCTGGCTCTTGCACTGTGTTTGGCGAAAGAAATACTGAAGTTGCTCAACGAGATTACCTTTATATCCTGATCGGTGATAGAACCTTGCACGCTTACTGTGATGTATACGAAGCCGAGAATTCTAAACTTTGGAATATCATGATGTTAAAGAAAAAAGGTGAAAACCACGAATACTCTTGGCTCTACAAACATGACATTGGATTTGTTACAGACCCAAAAACTTTGATGTATATTTTTAATATTAGAATATTTACAACATCTAAAGGTAAAGAAATGGCAAGTGTTTATTGCTGGGATGGTCGGCAATTCTTTAAGATAGTAATTTTTGCCAATGTCCTTAAAGGTGTAAAGAGCAGGCTAAAAGAGAATAGTTGGTATGCTGTTCGGTTGTCTCGTATTGAAGATAAAAATTCTTTAACCCGATTAGACTCATATAAGCTTGAATATTCTGATAAAATTATTAGTGTGGAAGAATATATTGAAAAAAAGAATTTAAAAAAGGAAAATTATGAGCAGCATAGTTTGGTCTGACAATCAAATACCTAAGTTTAGTGAAGGCTACGGGTATACCCCCGATTGCCTTTGGGAGCATATTGGCCCAAGCGGTTTACCAATTAGGCGTAACAAGCCATCTATGCCTGATGAGATAGGCAGATTGCAGGCAAATGTTCCGGGGATTGGCTACTTTCAAAGAGGGCACTTTGCTGATGAGATTATCATAAACCATTCGGTTCCAGATATGTTTGTTAAATCTAATAAATATGCAATCGGATATACATTTTGGGAAACAAATAGGCTGCCTGTTGACTGGGTTGAAAGATGTAATGAGATGGATGAGGTTTGGACAACTACTCATGCTATGAGGGATGTCTTTATAAATTCCGGTATTACTAAACCAGTATATGAATTTAAATTAGGGGTTGACCCAAAAATTTATTTCCCTAAAAAAAGAACTCCTCACAACCAGTTTACATTTTTGTCAGTGGGCTCTCCGGCAACCCGCAAAAACTCTCAAATGTCTGTTAACGCTTTCTTAAAAGTTTTTGAGGGTAATGATAATTATAGACTTATTTACAAATCTAATGGCCCTCCAGATGCCAGGATATGGACACACGGGATGATCGGACCAGTTGAGCACCCTCAAATTGAAGTGATTGATTATGAGGTATCTCATGAAGATCTTGCTGCCATATATGATAGATCTGATTGCTTACTATTTCCGACAAGCGGTGAAGGCTGGGGCAACATCCCATTTCAAGGAATAGCCAAAGGCATTCCAACAATTTGCACAAATGTTTTAGCATGCACAGATTTTGCTCATATGTCTGTACCTTTAGATTTTGTTTGGGGAACTAAAAATATGTCTGGAAGATATTCAAATGCTGGGCAGTGGGGCGAGCCGGATTTTGATGATCTATGTGATAAAATGTTATATGTAGCTAATAATTACGAAGAAGTTTCTGATAAAACGTATCAGAGTGCTGAATTTATTAATCAGAATATGACTTGGGAAAAAGTTTCTCAAAAATATATTGCTAGGTGTTGGGAAATTCTAAAAGAGACAGGGAACTAATGAAGATACATTATTTAAGTTGTCATTCAATTCTTGAATATGACGAAGTGCAATTACTGACGGATTTAGGGCATGATGTGTTTTCTAATGGTGCATATATTGATCCTCGTGGTCATATAACTTTACCAAGACCATCAATTAAAGGCGCTATTTATCATGAGGATTATGCAAAGCTATCAATTGATTTTGCTAAAACAAATCTCCCACCAGAATTAATTGACCCATTTGACGTGATAATAGTAATGCATTCACCAGATGTGATTATTCAAAATTGGGACAGGATAAAGCATAAGACTGTTATCTGGAGAACTATCGGGCAGTCAACAACTGATGTTGAATCATATTTAGAGCCAATGCGCAGGGAAGGTTTAAAGATTATTAGATACTCTCCGAATGAAAGAAGGCTCCCCAATTATATTGGCGAAGATGTTTTGATTAGGTTCTATAAAGATGAAGATGAGTTTAGTGGATGGGTCGGTTCTGATGGTGTTATTTCTTTTGCTCAAAGCCTTAAAGGTCGCAGAACACACTGCCATTATGAAGAAGTAAGTCGTGTTGTTGGTAAGTATGACGGTAAAATTTATGGACCAGGCAATGATGATTTAGGAAGCCTAAATGGTGGTTCAATTTCTTATGATATGCAAATTAAAAAAATGCAAGAATCTAGGGCAATGATTTATGGAGGCACAGCCCCGGCTTCATACACTTTATCTTTTATTGAAGCACTAATGATGGGTTTACCAATAGTTGCAATAAGCAAAGACCTCGCAAATATTATTTATGATTTTGATTTTTACGAGGTTGACGAGATATTATCTAAAATCGGTGGTCTTGTTTGTGATAATGTTGAACAAATGTTTGAAAAAACAGAAATTTTATTAAACGATATTGATTTTGCAAAAGAAATTAGCAAAAAACAAAGAAACTTGGCAATTGAAATGTTTGGTAAAAAGAAAATAATTAAACAATGGGAGGAATTTTTAAATGGAAATTAAAACAATAACTGAGCAGCTTCGTGATCTTGATGGTCAGCTAGTGATACATAATGAAGGTGAATGGCATGGTGGTGTAGGGGTTAGTGACTATAGCTCCTTTAATGATGCTGGAGTGGAGTGTGAGGTTGGTGAGTTTCTCTATAGCTTTATGCGGTTGATTAAACCAAATTTTGTTCTTGAAACAGGGACTCATCAAGGGGTTAGTTCTTCATACATGGGTCTTGCATTTAAAAATAATGGGTTTGGTATTTTAGATACTCATGAATTTGCTAAAGAAACATACGATATTGCTAACGCTAGATTTAATAGATTAGGACTAACAGAACAAATTTTCTCACATCTTGGTGATGTTGGTGATTTAGTTTTAACTAAGCATTATGATTTTATATTTTTAGATACAGAGCCTCAAACTAGATTTGCAGAAATGGTTAAATTTTATCCAAACTTAAAGGATGGCGGGTATTTGTTTATTCACGATCTTCACAGGAACATGCATCAAATTAATAATGAAGAACATGGATTTGCCTGGCCTTATGGAGAAATACCTAAAGAGATGACTGATTTGGTTTTAAATAAAAAACTTGTTCCATTTCATTTTGAAACTCCAAGAGGTTTGACAATGTTTTATAAGCCAATGAAATCAGATTATAATTGGTTGTAATAAAGATCATAAAAAATTATGAGTGAAGCTAATGTTTTTTGTGATTTTCATCATCACTCTTTGCTAAGGTCTTTTGTTTTATTGTTTGAAAATCGTTTTAATTGGAATGTTTACAGACCAATAGGTATGGAATGGTTTTACGAAGGATATTGGGGCTACAATAATATTGAAGCAACAGCCAAGCAATTTTTAGATATAGAAACTACTATTATTGCTGACAAGACTCCGGCTTTAAATATTGTTAACTCTGTTGATGATTGTATCTATAATGTTTATGATCCAGGTCATGTAACAACTCATAAAGCCATTTTGTTAAATACTTTTAAAGAAATAAAATTTGATTACATCATAGCTTCAGTACCACAAAATGTTGATATTTTTAAAGACTTAATTAAGAAATATCAACCTAATGCTAAATTGATTATTAATTTTGGTAACAATTGGATAGAGCCTGAAGATGGCAGCAATGTGATGGCTTCAGTTAAAGGACAGGGCTGGGGGAGAGCAAATGTTGTTTATTACCACCAAGAGTTTGACACGAATCTTTTTAAACCTATTGATGAATTTGGGTTTAAGAAAATAAGCACTTATATAAATGTTCTGCAGGAAAATAAAGGTTGGTTTGATTTTTTAGATATTGAAAATTATTTACTAGATAAAGAAATTGTTTTAAAAAGCTACGGTGGGCAATGCCGGGATGGGTTTTTTGATGGGGCAGAAGCAGTGTCAAAATCTGTAAAAGAAAATGATTTTATTTTTCATGTAAAGCATACAGGTGATGGTTATGGTCACGCTCTGTATAACGCTTATGCTTGTGGTAAGCCAACAATAATCCGCAGTTCGTACTACAAAGATTGTTTAGGTGAAGAATTGTTTAATGATGATAACTGCATTGATTTAGACAAGATGGATTTTGATGATGCTATGAATAAAATCGTAGATGTAATCAATGATATTGATCAATTAAAAACTATGTCGGCTAATGCTTATAGAGCTTTTACCAATGCAGTTAATTTTGAGCAGGACGCAGAAAAGGTAAAAAATTGGCTTGCAAATTTGTAGTCATTAGTGCAAAGTTTGCAACACAAGTGTGTTATGATTGTATCAAATATTTAACAGAGCAGGAGAATAAATGCTAATTGTAGATAAAAGAAAAGGCGATACAATGCCTATTCACGAAGTTATTGCAACCCCAAGTGTTGGCTTAAATAGAGCTTTAAATGGTGGTTTAAATTCTGGGGCAACCCATTTATTCTGGGGGACACCATCTGTTGGTAAAACGACAATGTGCTTTAGGATTATTGCAGAAGCCCAAAAGATGGGATACCGGCCAGTAATCGTGGATTCGGAGTCATCTTATAATGATGAGTACGCAAAGAAATGCGGAATAAATATTGATGATGTCGTAATTGTTCAATCAACTGTTGTTGAAGATATCATGAAAAATATCATTACATATTTAAGTGATGATAAAGAAAAACATATTTTTCTATTTGACTCTTTGTCTAATATTGTTAAAGAAGAATTTTATGATAAACCTGAGAGTGGTAAAGCAATGGGGTTATCGGCTAGGTCGCAAGGGTATTTCTTACAGAAGTTGGTAAACTATTTACACAAAGAGCGAAACATCATGTTATTTGTTGCTCACCAAACCGTTGATCTCAGCGGAATGTATGCCATCACTAAGGCCAAAATGGGAAATACTGTTCACCATAACATGTCTAACATTGTTAAATTGTTCTTGTCTATGTCTAAAAATGAAATGGAACGGGAAGAAAATAACATGATTACAAGCCAAAAAGCAACATGGACTGTTGAGAAAACAAAACAATGCCCAACAATTGGCAGCACTGGTTATTATTATGTTCTTCCCCAGCAGGGTCAAATAGACACTAAACGAGAATTGATTGATATTGCAATTGATATGGATATTATCCAGCGCAAAGGTGCTTGGTATTCGTACAAAGAAAGTAAATGGAATGGTTTGTCAAGCATTGATCTTTCCGATAAAGAAGTCTTGGAGTTGGAAAAGGCAATCAAGAAGTGAAAAGAACCGAACAGGAAGAGATAAAAAAAGATAAAGCTAAAGCTGTAAAGAACTCTGGCCGTGGTTTAAAAAAAGGCGATGCTTCTTTGAATAAGTTTTTAGTTGATTATAAGCATAACGGGAAGAGCTTTACTTTGAATCTTACAAACTGGAAAAAGATGAGAAAGGATGCTTGGAACTCTAATTATAAATACCCTTGTATTTCTGTTGTCTTGGGAGAGGATTCTGAATCCAAAGTTGCTATTATAGACTGGGATGTATTTAAAGAGCTAATTGAAGGGAGCGAATATGAGTGAAGTAAGAAAATACAGTTTCTTTTGCGACAAACTTTCCTGGTGGAGAGCATTTGGTGTAAGTGTTAATTGGGATGACGGTGTTTACTTTGGAATTTATTTTTATAAGTATTTTTTTGGAATTCAAAAAATATATGTAAAGCAAGCTATGGTTGTCACAGAAGACTTAAGAAAGGATCTATAAATGGCCGATATTATTGTAAGTAAAGAAATTATCCAGTCCTTGATGGGCGATAAGGCAGAAGAATTTCTTGAATGCATTCGCATTGTTGAGGATATAATTCAGAATCCGGATCAATATCTTGGTATGCAAGCTATTAAGTCGGCAAATACATTAGCTGCATACAGAACTTTGATGATTGTTAAATCACAAGTTTTTAAAAGAAAATCAGCTGTAATGGGTGAGCAGGATAAATTCGTTAATGATATATGGAAAACAATGTACGAAGCGCTAGGAGAGAACATAAACGCATTAAAACTTGCGGGAAAAGGTGGTTATAACCAATGAAAGCACTAAAAGCATTAAGAGTTAAGAAGGAAGAAAATTTAGAAAAGGTTCCTGATGATGGTATATCAAATACTGATTTAGAAACAAAACTTGCCGAAGCGGTTGATGAGTTTTTATCATTAAGAAATGAAACTTCTTTTAAACAAGTAAAAGGGTTTCACCCAAGTTATACAAACCAATGCAAGAGATATTGGTACTATATGTTTGAGGGTGCGATGGTTGAGACTGATTTCAGACCACAAACTTATAGAATATTTGATAATGGGCACGCTGTCCACGACAGATTATACAAGTATTTTAGAGATATGGGTATACTCATAGCCGAAGAAATCAAGGTAGAACACTCATCTCCGCCAATTGAGGGCACAGCAGATGGTATAATTAATTGGTATGGTGAAAAGCTTATTGAATTAAAATCAATTAGTTCAGAAGGTTTTCACTATAGGCAAATTTATAAGAAACCAAAAGATGATCATTACAGGCAAGCACAGATATACATGGAATGTTTAAATCTTGATGGCGGTTTTGTTATATATGAAAATAAAAATAATCAAGAATTGTTACCAATATATATAGAAAAAGACCAAGTTTTTATAGATAAACTTTTTAAGAAATATAGGGAAATATATGGGCAATACGTCCAAAAAATTATCCCTGAGAGGCCGTACAAGATTACATCTAAACATTGTCAATCTTGTAATGTGCGCTCTCTTTGTTGGTCTGGTGATAATGACGCAGGAGAAAAGAGTTTGCAAGAATATCCAATGTTCTAAAACTTTTGTCGCAAAGGTATACAATAGTGTTTATTGTTGTGCTGAGTGCAGAAGGATTGTAACTAATGATAAGTTATTAAAAGCTTACCATGATAAAAAGATTAATAAGAATAAGCCAAGGACTTGTGCTACAAAAATTTGCACAACAGTTTTGTCATCTTACAATAAAGAAAATATTTGTGAATTGTGTAAACAGAAAAGATTTATCAAAAGGCTCGCCGGTTGGGGTTGGGATGAAGAAAAGCTCAACGAAGAATACCGATAATGAGCATAAAAAATATTGTCTCATCCCAAGACCCAGGAAGGATATTAGCAATAGACCCATCATCACACTCATTAGGATGGGCTGTTGTTGATGTAAACAAAGCAGAATTAGTTGCTTATGGGAAAATTTCATTGACTAAGACTTTGGATATATCAATAAAGTTTGATCAAATATTTTCCGGACTTACTGATGTCTGTTTGAAACATAAGCCATCTGTTGCAATTATTGAACAATCTGTTTATATTCAAAATTTTCAAACAAGCAGAATTATATCTTATATAATCGGATACACATGGGGCGTTGTATCTAGGCACTGCGGTAAGGTTATTGACATCAACCCTATGCTTTGGAAAAGAGGGATTGGTTATGTCAACATATCTAAGCACGATAAAGAGAGATTGCAAAATGATACAAGCAAGGGCTCTTTTGAATCTAAAAAGAAAAAAGAAAGAAAAGATCGTGTCAACAAGATAGTCTTAAGATACTTCCCGGTTGAGAATATAAATGATGATGACATAGTAGACGCAATCGGTATTGCATTGTGGTATCATTTGATGGTGGGTAAAAAATGACTTTAGATCCATACAAAGATAAGACTTGGCTTTATGAGCATTATGTTAAGAAGCGGATGAACTTGACTGACATTGTTAAGCTGTTAGAGCAAACTTACAATATTACGATTACTCCCCAGGCTTTGTACAACTGGTGCAAGAAATACGATTTGTTAAAGTTTAGAGGTAAAGGCCGCAATCTTAATAAAGGTGCAGCGACTAGAAGACCTCAATCGCCTATGCAAAAGATGGTAGAATTAAGAAAGAGAGAGCAAAGGAAAATGAACATGGCTAGAAAGAAAAATATGGGTGGAAAATGAGTAGGGCGGTTGGTTTAGGAGATATACATCTTTTTACTGAGCTTGATATGGTTTACAATCAAGTTCGTGTACTTGAAGCAAAGCAGAACCGTACAAAATTTAAATGTCTGGGTTCTGGTAAGTGCTGCACGATTGGTTTGATTTTGCCGATGATGGAATGTGCCAGTATAGCTTTTAATTTAAACAAAGAGTACTATTTGAATCTTGAAAGTAAAGGTAAGGATTTTGCTGATGAATGGTTCAATTCTGTTAAAGAAGCGCTCATACACGCTCTCAGTGACCCTGATTGGGTGTGGGGAGGCGAGACTAAACGCCATTGTGCCTTTTACAAAGGTGGGTGCACTATTTATGGCTATAGGCCATTAGTATGTCGTTCTTTTGGGACGATCACTGGAGTTGATGAATACTGCCCTCGTGAAAGAAATGCCTACGGCAATATAGATTTTTACTCAGGGCAGCCTATCAAAGATTTAGTTTTCCAATTTCAAAACTTATTGAAGAAGTTCGCTAAAGGTAAAGACAAGTCTTTTGATACAGTTGTGTACATGCCTTTAGGCGTTTTAAGCTTCTTGCTTAGCGTTGAAGAAATGATAGAGCTTGAAAAAGTTACTGATGATAAAATGTGGAAAGCAGTCCAGGGTTGGTTTAATTACCGAGTTCATTATGTTAAAGAACATGGGATGACACTAGAATCTTTAGCGCATGAAGCATCTGAAGTTGGCGGCCAAATTGCTTTTAGGAAATCCGATGATGAAGATTAAATTATTCATTGAGAGTGCCTATGTCTGATATAGAAGTTTCTAAAAAAAAATCAATTTTAGATAAAATTAAAGACATTGAAGAAGTCGGCCTTTTACATATAAAAGGTTATTCTAAAAATGAAATAGCTGCGCTGATGACCCTGCCGGTTGCTGACGTGAAAGAATATATTGAAGAATATAAAATAATCTTAAACAACAAAGCTGACGAAGATCCATATTTTTTAGAAAGAGTACAGTTTAATACGATAAGGGCTTTAGAAGAATTTGACCAGCTTAGCAAAGAAGCTTGGGAAACAATTAACATAGCGACAGATCACGGGATGGTCGCCGCCAGGATTCAAGCTATAAAATTAACTGGGGAATTGGCTACAAAGAAAGCCCAGCTTCATAAGTTAATGGGTGCCGGTAATCAAGCTGATACTGAGTACATACAAAGAATGCAAAAAGCAGAAAATGTAAACCAGATTTTGTCTAAAGTGTTAAGGGATGTCATCTCTAAGCACCCAGTTATTGCTGAAGAAGTTAGACGAGAGCTAGAGATCGCCTTCTCAATAATGGGGAAAGAAGTTATAACTATTGAATCAAAAGAGATATATGACGAAGAATAAACGTCATAATTTGAGACCGCTTTTTTTTGCCAAAAGCCCTAAAATCTTTCATAATTTGAGACCGCTTTTTTTCGCCATAACCTTGAAAATCTGGAGAAATGATGTCTGACTTCCTCGGTGTTAATCTTGAGTTTGCTGATTTTGATAGGCTTTTGAAACAGGAAGAACTTATGGAAGAACCTGTATCTATTGATGTCTTTGTTAAAGATAAAAAATATTTGGGATTGCCTAACCTTTCTGAAATTCAAACTGAAATTGTTAGACATAGTACTCAAATCTTTCGTAAGCCGACTTTAATTAAATTAATGGGTGAAGAAAAAGGAACTGAATATTATCATAAATACACTGATAATGAAGTAATTTGTATGCTCGGTAAGGGTAGTGGGAAAGACCATTGTAGCAGAATATCTATCGCTTATACGTCATATTTGCTACATTGTTTAAGAGATCCTTTAGGTTATTATGGGAAGGCTCATGGTGTTTATATAGATTTGTTAAATCTTGCTGTAAACGCTCAGCAAGCTCAAAGAGTATTCTTTGAACCATTGAAGAATTTATTATTGGCATCTCCTTATTTTAATAGCGTAGGGTTTGAACCTAGAGTATCAGAAATCTTTTTCTTTTCTAGGCCGGTAAGACTATTCTCCGGGCACTCTGAAAGTGAAGGTTGGGAAGGTTATGAAGTAATGACAATTATTTTGGATGAGATTGCGGCATTTAAAACTGATTCTGAATTAAAAGGTGATACTAGAGCTAAAGGTTCTGCATCTGCAATTTATAATATGAGTAAGTTATCGGTTATGTCTCGGTTTCCAGAAGTAGGTAAAGTAATTCTTTTGTCATTCCCTAGATACAAAGGTGATTTCATTCAACAAAGATATTATAATTCCAGAGAGAAAAAAGAACCAAAAACCTGGACAATTAAAGCTGCAACATGGGAAGTTAATCCTACGATCAAAAGAGAACAATTGGAATCAGAATATGTTAGAAACCCTATTGAAGCTAGAGCAAGATTTGAATGTGAACCACCAAGCATGGAAGATGCTTATTTTAGAGATGAAAATTTAGTTAGAAAAGCTTTTAATTATGCGGATAATCCTTTAGATGAAGAAGGCCGCTTTAGTCCTTGGTTTAATAATTCAGATAGTCATAGAAGGTTTATTCATGTTGACTTGGGATTAAATAGAGATAGATCAGCTTTATGTATGACTCATTGTCCGGGCATTACGGAAATTAAAACTTCAATGGGAATAGAAAAATTACCAGTAATAAATGTTGATTTTATATATTCTTGGCAAGCAGAACCAGGCCAAGAAATTAATTTTGCATCTGTTAGACAAATGATTATTGATTTGTGTAGAAGGTTTGATGTGGGATTAGTTACTTTTGATAGATGGCAATCTGTTGAAATGATTCAAGGCCTTAGAGCTTTGGGAGTAAATGCTGATTTTCATAGCGTAAAGAAAACTGATTACGATACTTTGATGACTGCAATATATGATACAAGATTGCGTGGGTATTGGGATCAGCATTTAGTTGAAGATGAATTATTAAAATTAAGATTGTTTTCAAACAATAGAATTGACCACCCAAATGGTGGTTCAAAGGATATGGCTGACGCTTTAGCGGGTTCTGTGTTTGCTGCTGCTTCAAATATTATGGTTGATAATGAGATAGACCTGGAGATATTGGATTTTGATATTGATTCAGAAAAATATGATGAATTTGATGATTCTGAAGCTGTATCTATATATGATGGTGATGCTGGCAAATTCTCCCGTTCTTATTCTAAAAAACAAAATCCTAGTGATGGATTTGAATTTACATTAGAAAACCTGTAAAACTTCATAATTAGTAAGTTAAAATTTTCCCAAATAGCATGAATAAAATAAAAAAAAGAGTTGTTAGCCTATATTTTATTGCTATACTAATAGCATGACAAAATTACAAGTAGAAACCGAAAGCATAGACATAACAGAAGAAATGACTAAATCATGGTATGTGATGTTTGCTATTCCATGCTATGACCAACAGATAACAGAAGCAACATTTATGTCAATAATAAAAACTGTAATGTTTTTTAGAGATCATGGCATAAAGTTTGCTGTATCAACAATCACTGATAGTTTAATTTCAAGAGCTAGAAATAACATTACCGCTAAATTTTTAGCAAATAGTGAGTTTACTCATATGATGTTTATTGATGCAGATATTGGGTTTGAGCCGCAAGATATTATAAAATTATTGTGGCATGATAAGGAAGTTATGACTGGGGCTTATCCGATTAAAGATATTAATTGGAAAAAAGTTAAGCATGATGCTGTTGTTAATGATGTTAACTATAAAGAATTGATGTCAAAGAGTTTGCGATTTGTTGTCAATCCTGTAAGGGATAGCGAACAAACAACTTTAAAAGTTGAAAATGGGGCAATAGAAATATTTGACGCTGGCACCGGATTTATGTTAATTAAAAGATCATGTTTTGAGAAGCTAATTGAGGCCTATCCTAATTTAAAATACGATGATGATACTGGTTCGTTAACAGAAAAAGAAAAAGAATATACGTATGCTTTTTTTAATTCATATATTGACCCGCACCGAAATAGATTCTTATCTGAAGATTATGGATTTTGTAGATATTGGCAGGATATTAAAGGTTCAATTTGGGTTGATCCAGGTATAACTTTGGTTCATGTTGGTCGTATTAGATACACCGGAAGTATGTTAACTTATTTGCAAGACATTGACGCATCTAAGAAGTAAATTGAATTCCAAATGTGTATTTTGTTTAAAAACAACAAGTAGTTGAAAAATATATACTCAATTTATAACGATAAAAATAAAAAATATACGGGAGTGCTTTATCAAAGCCTTTTATATTTTATTTACAATGTGTCAAAAATGTATACTAAAGTTTGACTATGATTAACTCAAATACGTTCCCGTCAATAATTATTTAATTAATTTTTTAACGGGATGCTGCACGCGCAAATAGCGTAAAGATTTACCGGCCATCTTCATTAATTTTTTAGCGGGCAATCTAATTAATTATTTAACTAATGTTGAAATCTAATGGCCGATCAAATAGCCGACATTTCTGTTGATCAAAAAAAGAATTATAAAAAGAATTTTCAATTCGTTCTTGCCTCTATTAAAACCCACGATATACTGAGTATGCCGACTTTATTGTCGGATTATTTAATTCATTAAATAATTAAATAATAAATATCACAATCAAAATATGAAAGGTAATCATATGGTAATTAACAATTATAATACGCACAACAATACTATAATTAATTCTGATGATAATTCAATGGAAGAAATTATGATTGGATTAGAAGTTAATGATGGGGCAGTAGAATACGGAATTGTAGAATTTATTAAAGAGTATAGTGATGGTTATGAAATTATTTATTATGCCGTGACTAATAAGGGTTATGAAATAAATACTTCAATTATATTAGAATTTTTTCGTTTAATGAGAGTAAAAGAGCATATGGCTAATAATCCAAATTATTTAGGTATTGCTTATCCTGATGGTTATGAGTATTCTAAAAGAGTATTTGGTCCAAAAGGTAAATACAAGGCTCACTCAATAAATGGTTCAATGATTATTCACCCTAGTAGATTATCGGAAATGGAGTAGTTATGGCTAGTATCAAAGTTAATTTGTCAGACATTGAATTTGCCAATATCAATTGGAGTGGTAAAAGAGTAAGTAAAAAAACAAAAACAAGTTATTCAGATTTATATCCAATTGTTAATGGTTCTACTTGTCAATTAGGAAAACTTCATAGAACTTATAAAAGTGATATTGACCAAGAACTATTGTTATCTTTAGTAGTAAGCAAATTTGTTCACTCTAAAGTTAGAAAAAACAAAGACCTTGACTTAGACAATATCTATGAGTTTAGATTATTGAAAGAGTATTTCAAAGTGCTAGCAGTAAGACAAATCTTAATTGCTGGATATGATGTATTTATTGAAGGTTGCTTAGAAGAATCAAACGAGAAAAATATACATCAATTAGGTAAGTATCTTGCTAAGTTAGAACTTGTTAAATTGGAAAAAATTAAAGATGCTGAATTAAGCAAGAATGCTTAAGTAATTAAAATTTTTCGAGTTATGATAATTTTTATATTGTATCTAATAACAAGTCTTTACCTACTTGTATATAAAAATAATTCTAGTTGTGTGGAATACTCGGATTGATTAAAGAAAGCATAATACAAAACTTTAATCGCTTATATAAAAACAAATGAAAGAGAATATATGTCTTTATGTATTTATTGTAATAATGAATTGCTAGAAGAAAGAGCAGAGTTAAATTATAATTATTGTTTATCTGATAGTTGTCAAAAAATTGGATTAGATGTTTCAGAGAGAGAATTTAGAAAAGAATATACTCCGGCTTTATTACATAAATGTAATTATTTCTGGATCAAGAAAAAAGAATTAGCGTCATTAAATGTTAGAGCAGATTTACTACAACAAAGGGAAGATTAAATATGGATAATTATACAAGGCATTTGTTATTAAATGAACTTGATAAAGTATCAAGTCAATTCAATATACCAATTTCAAGATCAAAAGATTATGAATGGATATTGGAAAATTTAGAAATAAGTAATCAAAATGAAAAATTGGTAAAGAAAATAATTCAAATATGCAGTTTATTATCAAGTAAAGGGGATAATGATGAAAAATGACAAAGTTTATACTAAGAAAGATTGGTTAGATTGTGATGGTTGTGATGAAAAACTTATTCCAGTTTTTTGGGAAAGAGAATGGGATGAAGAAAAGAAAGAAGTAATTTTAAAAGAAACATCTACTCAGCCGATTAACTTTGATCAAATTAATGATGGTTTAAGTTTTAGTATTGAAGGTGGTTATGGTGAATTTTTTGATTCATATATGTCAGGCCCTATTACATTAAATTTATGTAAAAGTTGCTGTAATAAAATGTTTATGCTATTTAAAAAAACAAGAGATACTTTTGTCCTAGAAGGGGATAATCAATGAATGATGATCAAGATAATGAAGAAATTTCTATGAAAGAATTTTTAGAACAAGAAGAAGATAGACGATTTATGAGACAAGAAAAAATAAAGAAATTACTTGAAGATATGGGTCTTGATGGTTCATTTGAAATTACTCCATTAAACAAAGTAAATATAAATAGCCATACAAAGACTGTGAACAATTATGAAAAAGACAAGGTATTTAATTGGGAAAATGATACAGAAATGAATCCGGATTTTGAATTATGGGAACTTGAACTCTTACAAGGAGAATAAAATGATTGATGAGTATACAACAGGAATTGAACAAATAAAAATATTTGAACAAAATGTTTTAATGCATAATCATAAACAAAGGGACTTTTGGAAACCTTTACCTTTGCCAATTAATGAAATGAAAATAGCATTTTGTGGTTCTTATCACGATTATGTTAAAAGTGAATTTAATATGACAGAAGTAAAATTTAACTCTAAAGCATTTAAAATTCAATTTCCAAAAATGCTTTATGCTGTTCAACTATATTACAAATATTTTGGATGTGATGAATCAAAATTATATAAAGAAGTAATATCTTTATACTTTATTGATAGGAATAATGAACTTATCCACATTAGTAGAAATTGGTAAACAATGAAAAATTATTTGGTATTAGGTTCTACACCTTGTAATGAAGATTGTGCTCAAGTAGGTAATGATAATTATTATGATCAATCACAAATTGAATTGCACGTATATGGAAAGTATATTCATAGGATTTTCCCACAAATATTAGCATCAAAAACTTTATATTTAAAAATTAAGAGTTTTCCTCACGATTTTGGAACATATAGAGAATTAGTTCTTTATTACGATGACAGTAACGAAGAAGAATTAAGTTTAGCATATTCAATAGATGAATTTTTGCCTAGAAATTGGGATGAAGAAGCATTAAAAGAATTAACAGAAAAAATTAATATAAACAATACAAACAACATAAACAAAGGAGAATAAAATGGTTACATTACAAGAAGATAAATTTGAGGAATTGGTTATAAAGTTATCAAAAGAACTTGATTATAATTATGACGCAGGTAACTGCGTAATATTTGGTATCAATATTAAAGATGACTCTTTTGAAGCAGAAGAAATAACTACTCACGGTGATATTTATGAGATGTTAGATTCAGATGATATTGATCTATTAGTTGAAGCTTCAAAATATGATTATTTAACAGTTGGAACTTGTGGTTGGGCAGCGCCTATTGATAATGATGA